CCGAACAAAATAATCACTCAATTACGCTCACAGTTCGGCGTTAACCTCCGTACGTTTCAAAAAAACAATCAACACTACGGCTTTGCCTGGTTTAAGACAATCTACCTCAATGAAAATCTGTTTAATCGGCCAAAAGCACTGTATTTTACCTTTTACCATGAACTTTACCATGTTCAGAATAAACACAAGCGAAATACACTCATTCTACGATTAGTCTTTTCCTTCCTTCCATTCCTCTTATTACTTCATTGGTCAGCATTTACAGTCACCTATATTTTAGGTGCATGGATGCTTTATAAATACAATGAACGATGCGAAGTCGGAGCCAATAACTATGCAAATAAAATGATTGAAAAATGAACAAACCTTCAAAACTTAAAGACCAAAGCATTATCCTGAAAGAGTTTCACCGCTTACTCAGGTCAGGAAAAGACTATTCAACTAGCTCAATGTATAAAGAAGCTGGTGCCAAAATGAGAATTGAAGGATCGTCGGCCGGAAACATCATCCGGAAGCATTACCAAAGCAGCGAAGTAATTACCGATGATATGAAAATCTTCGTTAAATCGAACAGCAAACTTCCTTTCGTTGAGTTAATGAAAGAGTTTGGATTGAAATTCAAGGTATGTGAAAGGGAATCAAGACTAATAATAGGGTATATCCGATGAAACGCGAAGAAAAGCAAAATATAGACCTCGATATAATGAACTTGGTCAACAAGCTGATACCAGACCCAACAAACACCAAAGATGTAGTAATGTACATGAGAGGTGATAAAGAATTTGAAACAGCCTCAATAAATATCAAAGGCGACATTCAATTGATGGCTTCGGTTATTCAACATCACATTGACAACAATCCAGCATTCAAACAATTCATTCTTTCAGTTATCGGATCGTGGTTATCCAAGAATCCGGAAGAAGAAAAGATGTTTTTAAATGGTCTGGAATTGGCAAAGAAAACCTTTAGCGTAAATTGATATGGAAACACAAAAATGTAATGAGTGTGGATATGTATATGAGTTTTCTGGCCATCCTTCAAGAGTTAGGTGTCCTTTATGTCAGGCGAAATTTACTAAAGCTGCGGAAAGTAAATCAATACGACTAAATGAGATTAACGACTGCATGAGCGAAAAGGTAGATTGGACTTTATCAGATAGCCACTCGTTGGAATACTGGAAGAAACGCTGTGAACTGGCCGAAGATGTAATTAATAAAAGTCAGTTAACTAAATCAAATCAAATCAGAGCCTACAATAAATGGTTGGAGTTTACGGCCAGAGCTGATCTTAATGAACCGGAAACGCTCGAAAAAACATTCAATGAGATATTTGAATCCTCATTTGAGCAAAATTTTATGAAAGGCAATCACAGGGCAAAGTATCCATTTGATAAAGAATACTGTGAGTGTAATATCAGCGAACCAGAACTTAATGTTGAGAATATTGGATTTTGTCGTAAATGTGGAAAAGATTTTAATTCAAAGGAGGAATAAACTATGGCAGGATTAACGTCACAACAAGAAAAGTTCGCTCAATTAGTTTCAGAAGGTAATTCCTATGCTGACTCATATAAAGGTGCTTATAATGCCGAAAAAATGGGTATTAACACTATTTATGTGAACTCTTCTGTATTAATGTCCGACAATAAGATTTCAATAAGAGTCAGTGAGTTAAGGGCAAAGATAGCAAAACGCAATGAAGTTACTCTCGATGAAGTACTTCAGGAAATGGCTGAATGGCTGAGATTCAACGTTAAATCAGTATTCAATGAAGATGGTACAATGAAATCACTTCACGAAATGACAGATCAGGAAAGTAGTTCTATTTCCAGCTATGAGGTTGTTGAATTGTTTCGAGGAAACGGAGAAGAAAGAATAAAGACAGGTGAACTTAAAAAGGTGAAACTGATTGACAAACGTGCGGTTGCTGAAATGTTCCTAAAAAAGTTTGGCGCCTTTATTACCAATGTGAAACTTGATGTTGAAGATTTAACACACTTAAGGGATTTGATAAGTGGAATTAAAGAATAATCTATTGCATTTCTGTGGTATTCTCTTCCGGCCTCTTAATTGAGGCTTTTTTATTGATTTACTTTCAGATTCGTTTTTCACACTGCGGACTGATAGCATTATTGTAAGCAAAAAGACCGTTTTACTTTCAATTTAACCACCGATCGGACTTCTTAACCTTTGGCTTGTCGTACATTTCATCATGTATTTTAAGTGCAATTGAGTAATTCAATGCAGCATTGGCCTGATAACCTTCTCTGGCGTTTACTTCTCCATTTTCCTTTTTCCTTTCTAATAGCTTGATTTCATCCAGAACTTCCAAAGGAACAGCAGTAATCTTGTTTGATTCAAGCTTTTCTTTCAGGTTGTAATAGACTTCTCGTGTTGTGGACCGGTTGACTTCGAACCCATATTCGCGCTCTTGCTTCAATTTCCTGTCATTCTTGGTCAGTCTGGAATAGATATTTTCATACTGAACTTTTCTGATTTCGTCAAGCGCAAGGTGTGAAAGGTCATATTCTTCCGATTGAGCGTTACCTATTTCTTTCTGAACAGCAATAGCCAGCTTCGCGTTATCAAATAAAGCAGCCATTTCAATAGCCTTTTTGCCTGTTTTCTGCGGTGTTATCTCATCAGACTCAAAGTAGGCCACTATTTGCATTGTAACCCTGTCAAGAACCTGAATTACGGTCTTACCGCCACGATCTCCTTCCGATCTGAGGACAGCTACACAGATATATCGATAATGATAAAGATTTGTGTTCGGTTCGTCGAATAACTGAACATCGCCTTTGATGCTTTCGGTATAGTCAGAACTAAACTTATTCTTTGTGATTGTTGAAGTAATTAGTACATCAACGGAACCAGGAACAACCTTTTCGAGTTTACGGATGGCCCAATCTTCGATAAACATGTTCTGAGTGAAGAAATAGTGATTGACTGCATAACCTGTATTATCTACCTGTTCGTCGTGCGCTGCTTTCGGGAATCCGCAAATCTGAGTCAAGTATTCATCATTCCAATTGCCTTTGAATAGTTTTATCCGGTTTGATTCTGCTTTTGGTTGAATCATGTTGTGCCGGGCAGTCTTTCCCTGATTCACAATGTTCTTTTCGTCTTTGTCAGCATTAAGACCAATCAGCACATAATTGTAGTCTGTTTCGGTTTCGATGTACTGAGCCAGTGAATAACCGCTTGCTTTCGGCTCAATGAAGATTCTACCCTTCTCAGGATCGAATATCTTGGCCTCTCCCAGCTCCTTGATGAATTTAAGCAAGTCTGGAAGGGTTTTCCACACATTATATACCTGCTTGACGTATAAAGTATGGTCTTTGTAGCCAAAAACGGTTAATCCTGTCGGGTCATTCTTTTTATTCTCCGTGTAGGCTCCATCTATGAAGAGGTCGAAAGTTAGATCATCGCGTTCATTTACGATTTCAAACATGCTCGGACGGATTGCTTGCTCTTCCAAACTGAATGGCATTTGAAGTATCTGGCCGGGGAATCCATTATTGAGCTTTATCTTTAACTGATCGATTACTTGTTGTGGCTTCCTGATCGGGTCCATTAATCCATCGACATAGAACTTCTTGCAATACTCCGGAAAGACTTTGGTATTTTTTGTCAGTACTCCGGGAAAGCAAATATGAGTGATTGGAATGTTTTGATTCAGCACATGGCCGCAAGTGTCGCCCTCATGCAGCCTTTGAGCAATGATGATATTCAGGTATGAAGTGAAGTCTTTTAACCTGGTTGAGATAGTTTCATCGTGGAACCGGATTGCATTTGCACGTTCAGCGTCTGAAAATGCTTTCTCTGGATTCATCGGGTCATCTTCAATGATAATGTTCGCGTGCATTCCGGTGATTGTTCCACCTACCGAAGTGTTAAACCTTGATCCTTTGAAGTTGTTGAGTATTTCAAGCTCGTTTTGCTTCACAATCTGAAGTTCCTTGCCGTGTTTTATCTTGAATAGATTATCGAACAGTAAATGAAACTTAGGCGAATCGGTTATATTCCTACTCAGATAAGCGTGTTTGCTTGAAAGTGTTGCCGAATATGAAATGTTTGTCGTGGTAAAATTAGGCTTACGAAGCCAAATCCACAACGGAAATGCAACGGTAACGATTGTTGACTTCGAAGAACCTGGAGGAACGTTAATAACGATTGTCTCCATGATCTGTTCAAGCCTGATCAGTTTCATTGCTTTCTCCTGAAGGATGTCGCAAATCTCTTTAATGTGCCAGTTGTCGTGATATACCTCGCCGGACATTTCCGGCCAGAACGTCTTAAAGAAGAAATAAAAGGAATTGAAGCATTGAATACCTATTTCGGCTGCTTCAATTTCCAGTTGTTTCTTTTCGGATAAGGTAGGTGTTAAGACGGCTTCCATTACTCAGTTCCTTTCTTCGGAATACCAAGCTTTAAATAGGTTTCAAAATACCACTTGTTAGCCATATCCAAGACTTGTTTGTCTTCAGCATCGAGACTTTTGAACCAAGCAGCTTTCAGATCGTCAGGAATAGTATTGAGGATCATTCCTTTTTTCATCGATATTTTGTACCCCTTGGCCGTTCCTCCCAATTCTTTGTACTTCTCGAACCAGAACGAAGCCTTTTCTTTATCTCCGAACTTTAACGATTGCTTGTAGTAGTACAAAGCATTTGAACGGTCTGTTGGTTCTCCGGAAGGAAACTCTTCGCCGTTATCCTTCATAAAGTCAAAGATATTCTGACGCATAGTGTAATAAGCTGCTTCGCCCGGACTATTGTCGTAAACCAATAAGCCTGAAACTTCTTTGCCAAATGCTCTGGCCGGTTTATGAGTCAGATAATTGTAAATCTTATCCATCTTAAAGACTCTCAATCCTTGTTCCACTCCATTGCGGACAGGTCGTGGATTAAGTATGTCAGGATAAAATGATTTCTTTGTGATCATTTCGGCCAAAGTTTTCGTTAATGGCATGGCTCCCTGTGCAAATTTGTTCACAAAAGCGGTTCCACCTTCAGTAGCCATCTTTCCGGCAGTCTTTTCACCTTTAACATCACTTACCACATCTTCCAAACTGAAGAATGAAAGTACATCGGAGAAAGCCCCTTGAATCTTCATGGTCATTATTGAACCATCTTCGCGCCTTCCAATGATCAATTTAAGCTTTTGATCTTTTTGTTTTGAAAGTTCATCGTCTTCATCGGGGAACATTGCCCGGTTCCAAAGTACAACCAAGCCCATCAATAACATGGCTTTTACTCCAAGTTTACCGACGTTTAAAGCTGTTTTTGCTGCTCCAACGGCTGCAACTCTTCCAAGTGTTCCGGAATTGTCCTCGAATTTGGTATTCTTTAATAGCCTGTAATAACGCGGACTGTTGATTTCAACCCAAGACCAGAAAGGATATGAGTGAGAACGGAACCACTGACCAGCTTGTGAAAGATTACCGTAGTCTCCTAATAATTCCCTTGCAAGTTTAGCGGCAACCTCTTTACTGTTGGTATCTGCCCGGTAAAGTGCATCAATCGCTTTTCTGTCTGAAGCTCCCAATGGTTTCTTTCCGGATTCGATCTGTTCTTTGAAGAACTTGTAAGCTGCAAGCCTGAGAACGTTTTCCCTGAATTGTGACATGTCGGTTACTGAACCCCAATATTTACCACCGGTTGCTCCCCAAAGTTTCTGCGCGATATTTCCGCTTCCTTTGGTGACTGATTTGAATAATGTTTGCTGATTAACGTCGGGTATTTCCTGAATAGAAAGACCGGATGTGATAATTCCATACTGTAAGGCTTCTTTCATGTCCTGTGACATACCTTTACCGCGAAGATTATTCCATGCTTCAGTTGTGGCAGTTTTAGCGTATTTCGGCTTTAAAATGGTCGGATCGTAAGCCATAACAATATCAACGTCACCCGACATGTTGTTGAAGTTATATTTTATTGCGCTGTATGGGTTTAAAAGAATCCATTGTTTCCACTTTCCGGTTGTGAATCGAAGTAAAGCAGGGAGCCATATTTCTCTTTCCCGGTCCTTCATAGAATCCAATTGTTTAGCAACTGGTTCAGGAATTACCCACATATTGCCTTCAACCTCTGCAATAAACTGAGCTACATCAGGACTATTCGGATCGTTTAAGATATTCTGAACGGCTTTTTCTGCTATGGATGCAGCTTTATAAGCGTTCGTTCCTTGTTTTGGGAACCATTGTTTATAACCTTCAGGAATGTAATCGCGCCAGCTTCCACCCATTTGTTTCGCTTGTTTGATCAAATCAGGCATGATATTGACTTTTACGCCCAATTCTCCAAGGATATTCTTGATAGCAACCTGCTCAAGTGACTGTGCCAATACTTCGAACTCTGATTCAAGGTAATTGGTGTTGTAAGCTGCTATTGATCCCTGACGGCTTCTCTGCCATCCTTTTTTATGGTTGCGGACATCTTTTGAACTTACGCCGGGGAATACCTGACCTTCCATGTAGGCAAGTACCTGGTGATGGAAATATTTGTCGTTGCCATTGTCTTTGAGAAGTTTGTTATCGACTAAAGCTTTCTTGACTTCTTTCATCATTGCCTGACGGTCGCGGACTGCTTTTAATACGGCAGGGTTACGCATGACGTAGGTTCTGACATTACGCATGTCGGTTTTAATCTCATCAACCGTTTCATATCCCCACGGAAGTTCTTTATTGGCGAACAGTTCAGTATTCTCAATGTCGTTTACCAAGTCCTGAAGGACAATGTACCTTTCGAATGCCTCAAAATGTTGCTGATTCTTTGCAATTGGCCGGATAACTTCAGATATTCTTTCGTAGGCTTCTTTCTTAACACGGTCTGGAATTGCTTCAAACTGTCTTAATTTGTCGTAAACTAACGGAAATTCAGCCTCGGTAATGTGTTGAAAGTGCTGCGTTGACTCTTTAATCTCAATCAGCC